TCATTATACAGCCTCTAAACTAATTAATGTTAATACCACTATGGCTCTCATTTTTGGCTCTTCCTCGTCCTTTTCGTAAGTAATTGAAGTTACCCTAGCCCCATAATAATCTGTACCATCTAGCACATTTTGATCTGGTGCAAATAATCTTTTTAAATGCTCTGCAATATTAGATACTTGCTTGAAATGTTTAGCATTTATCAATCCACCACTATTTAATTCATAGGTAAGATTAATTGTATATTCTCTTTCTTGCCCAGATGAAAACATATTTAACAAAGTATCCTCTGCAACTTCGATAAGAATAGAACCAGAGCCTCTATGCTGATCCATATAAACAGGAACAGATAACTCTCCACCAATCGTCTTTCTTAAATTCTTTATAATCTTATCATAGATTACATTTGTATAGTCAATAGGCATTACAATCTCCCTACAAATCCATATTTAATTGGTTGTACTCTGGTAGATACTTCTGGATTGCACTCTAGTTCCCATTGATCCGATGTGGTATATACACCTTCAGAGAATAAAACTTCCATTCCATTACTAGCAACATCCCAGTTTCCAGTAAGAGTTTCACCATCAACATCTTTAACTCTCTTTAATCCACTATCATCGCCACTATATACATCATATGTTATTGATGATGCACTTCCATAGGTTAGTGTACCACCAGATGTTATAATGATCTTTAAGCGATCCCAAGAAAATGGTCTGCCTTTAACATCCAGAATCCTTCCAGTAGTATTAGCATTTAAACTTATTTCTCTAACAATTCCAGCTTGTTTCTGTGATGTTTCATCTTGCTCTAAAACATACTCACCTCTTCTAACCTTATCTAAATCACCAGTACCTTCATCATTAGTTACTCTAGCTTTTAGTTCATTAGCCTTTGCTAGATCATAAGGTGCGATAAGATAATAACAGGCTAAAGCTGCTGTATTAATTACAATAATTTCTGGAAAGGCATTTGCCATCGCTGAATCTTTTTGTTTATAGATAGGAACGCCAACCATAGAGCGTACCATATCACTTGCTCTTTTTATCGCATTAGATATATGTGTACTGAAATCACTACCACTTTCTACAATAGAACTATTTAATGTAGTATGTGATCCACCTTGTTGATATAGCTCAAGAAGATCAGTTGCAGCAGTATACCTATATTCATTGTTTGCATTAGGTGCATCTGTTACCAATGTCATCTCTTCACCATCTAAAAATAACTGATCTATTGTTCCAGAATCATATAAATTAAATAGATGAGATGTTGCAGAGGCTACCCAGTTTGATGATAATATTCTTTTAGAATCATACTGATCTATCTCTGGCACAATAAATCTTAAATCATCTGCTTCACAATATTGAAATTCACTCATGCTTCATATCCCTCAAATTCTATAATCTCTAATTGATTACAATTCTTTAACAATGCTAATATTTCTGCCACTTCGCCCATAGTCTTACCAGACATATCAATAAGATCAACAATATTTATATCTCTAGCCTGTTGAATAGCTTTATTTATAGAGATAAAATCATTTGATGCATCTACTTCATTCTCTAAAGCCTTATGGAATTTGTTTTTCATTTTCTCTTCCTTGGTTTATATGGACATTTTTTTATCTGGTCGATTCTGTTATCACCTTTAGCTATACCACAATAAAGAACATTATCTGATGTACCACAGAAGGCACATGGTTTTTCTTTTATAGGGCAAGGCAAGAACATTAATCAATCAGCTCAAAGTGAACAAGGTCATCGAAGTTATTATCTTTGGTAGTTCTTTGACCTTCATACAGGCTTGAAGAACTCCAATCTCCACCCCATCTAACATTGATACCCATTTGAGAAGCAATACCCAAAACAAATCCACCTAGCATATGGAAATCATCCCTAGCATCCCAATCAATAGGATATGGCGATATATCAACTGCCAATCCTTGAACGTGCTTTCCAAATTTTGTTTTAGATTTGCCCTCTTTAACTAGTTGATCTTGTCTTTCTTGGCTTCTTAAACCTTCAATAATTGTAATATCAAAGTATTTAACAACTTCATTTAAGACTTCAACCAACCGAGGATCAACACCCTCTAATCTTTTTAATGATCTCTTTCCAAACTTTGGCATTATTTCTTTTTCCTAGTTCTTGTTATCATCTTCCTCTTTCTCGGTCTGCCTCTTTTAGAACCATATGTATTTTTGCCTTTTGGCATACTACCTCCTTACCATTTTACTTTATTTGCCCAGTAAGCTCCAGACATCTTACCCTTTGCTATGTTTTTAGCGTGTCTAGCTTTAAATGATCTTCTCTTTGCTTTCATGGCTGCACTATCAGACTTTTTAGGCTTACCAGCAGTTGCTGCACCTTGTTGTCCAAATCTTATTAGCTTTGTTTTAGTTCCTTCTTTAGCCAATACAACATGGCTTTTTGTACGATGCTTTGGCGTTCTTTTTGGCTTGTTATAACCTTTAAGTCCATACCTTATTAATCGTGCATCTTTAGCCATTACAATCCGATTTTCTTTAAAATAACTTTTTTAATAATCTTCCAGAGTGATTCCAGTATTACCTTTTCTGTTTTTTCGCTAATAATTGGAATATCAATAGATTTATTAATTTCATCAATTAATTCATCTTTTGTAGCATCTCCAAAAATTTCATCAGCTATCATTTTCTTTAACATTATACGAACCTCATTATTATGTTTACCATTATAGGAAAAGTAACCAAAGCAACTCCACCCCACACTTGAACCTTTGCGATGTCTGTTTCATGTCGATCTACTTTTCCATTAAGTTTTTCTAGGTGTTTTTCTATCCTGTTTAAGCTAGAATAGATATTTCTTAATCTTTCATCATGTCTTATTAGATGTGTTTTTAAATCGCCATTATCCATTAATGTCTCCCGTTACCATTCATTCGACTCATTATACCATCCATCCTTGAAAGTTGTTTTTCCAAATCTGCTATGGATTCCATTGTTTGCTCATATCGTCTATCTCTTACAGCATCTGATTCGTTCCATCTACTAATTAATTTGATTATCATTCCTTCCATGTTATTAATTGACTCTGATTGACCTTTATTCTCTACTTCTAATTCCTTTAAAGAAATTTGTTGAGCTTCTGATTTTTTAGAGAGGCTCATAACAAGATAAACAAGTAATGCTCCACACACACCTATCATCCCAGCTTCTCCATATATTGCCATCATATCCATTTATTTCTTCTTCCTCTTTTTACCCCAGCTTAAAGGATTAATATTAAACTCTTTTTCATAGAATGATATTTTTTCTTCTAGTTCTTTTCTTTTCAACTGTTCTTCAAGTATATGTTTATCAAGTAAACTTCCAATCTGTATAGTGGCTTCATCCAATTTCTTCTCGACTTCTTCCAACCTATCCAATAATTCATATCCACTCCAACCCAGTACACCAGCAAACACACATAGCCTTGCCAAGTAGCCAAGATTAAGGCTAATGATAGCATTATCATCCACGATACCACTTGAAATACTACGAGCAGTTTTAACCTCACTCATATTCCTTAACGGATTCCCATTGATTATGCGTAAAGCACCAGTTGTCTGAATTAATTCTTACCTTGTCTGCATAAAAATGTGATGTAGAATCTTGATCCATAACCTCTAAAAATGTATACATTGAATCTTCTGGACTCAATTCAAAACTACCAACTGACCAACCACTTGTGCAGCTACTTAACATAAGTATACTGAACAGGGATATTATAACTTGTATCAACTTCAAAATCTCCATTCTTTAATTTTTTAATAGTTTTATTCACCAACTTCCCATGCTGATGAATCTTCAATGTAGGCTTTAACTTCTTCATTTGTGTATGCCTCAACTCCACTTGGTAATGCATTTAATTCTGCCAATGTCCAATCACCTTTTATTACAAATTCTGAATCATCTGCACTAATTCTTTGAGCAAAGTAATGAGGATGTCTGCCAATAAGATCAGATACTTTAGCCTCGTGATCTGTGGTAACATCAACAACTTCTTCCATGTAAGTATAAGATTCACTTACTGTTGGATGTCCATTCTCTAAAATATGCTCTCCTATGGCGTGAATTAGGTCTGCCTTTGTTCCACTTCCACTTATAGAATGTGTGATCATAAAGGATTGAATATCAGCCTTTAAATCATCTTCTGTTGGTAGTTCTACCATTACATCACGAGTACCAGTTTTCTCTACTTCTTTATAAGTAAATGTCTGCCAATCGTAACGATCTGTAATTCGTAAACCTAAACCCTGTGATGTGTTTGGTATTTTTAAATAGTGTGTATATTGCCCTTTCATATTAATCCTTAATTAGAGTGTGCTGATTTTCCATTGTTGTAATTTTTTAATACTTCTGTTGCTGATAACACCTTACTTTTATAGATTTTAAATTCATCAAGATAACCATTAAAATATTGAGCCGCAGATTCAGCCCTTCCGATAGTCATTTCACCAAAAGCCATATCATTAGCACCATCGTCTTTTGTATTATTAGCTAAAGTTTGAGCAACTCCATTTACATAGATAAAATTGCTTGAGTTTCTATCACATACCCAAGTAACATATGTCCATTGATTAATTGAAGGTGCTGAATTAGTTTCAGCGTGTAATCTTGTTGATCCACTAGTTTTTGCTAAACCATTTATATATCCATCAGCATCTGTATATATTCTAATTTGATTTGATGTATCATTTCTTTTTTCCCAGATACCTTGATTAATAACACGATCTTTAAAGTAAACCCAAAATGCTACACTAAAATCATTAGTTTCAAAATCTAATGTTTCTGAATCTTGTATAACTATTTTTTCAGAATCTTTAAATCTGATACCACTTGATATTGAGTCTGTATCTGTTAGGTAATATCCTTGTGAGTCTCTGCCTTCATTAATTCCTTCTGGAACTATGATTGATGCTGGTGATCCAGATACTGTACCATTGTTAGAGTTTGTACTTCTATCTAACCAAGTAGTAACACCATCATTTCTCCAGTATCCTACTAAATCACTTGCACTTGCATAGTTACCACTATCTGCTGTAGGTAGTAAAGGTAATCCAGAGTTGTATAAGGCTGTTACTTCATTGGCTGTTAAAGCTGAACCCCAGATAGCTACATCGTTGATCATACCATCAAAGGTAAGAGATGTGGAGTAGAAACTACCAATGATTGTTTTAAGACCATTAAAATCCATATCTGCATCTGATGGGAATGTTCCATTGGTAGAACCAACTGAAACTCCATCAATATACATTTTTGAATTACTTTCGCTATTAGTGTCATAAATACAAACCAAGTGATGCCAAGAAGATGTATCAGTAAAGTCGTATTGTCTCCACCATACAGTATTACTTAACCTAAATCTTAAAGTATTATTATACATCTGTACTTCAAATTCGCCACTCTCTGAAGAAAGAGAGCCAATGTGGAATAGTCCATCATTACTGCTTGTGGTATCTGCCTTAAACCACATAGACATTGATAAACTACCTGAATAATTATCGCCTAAATCATTTCCTAATCCAGTACCACAATCGACATAATCATTACTACCATCAAACACCATAGGATTATTACTTCTGACTAATGGATGTTGAAAACCATACTCTTGTCCAGTTGCCCAAGTGATTCCAACTCCTGTACCATGATTTTGATTACCAGAGCCATCTAATATTGCAACTCCAGAACCTTCTTGCATTGGCATATCTAACTTTAATGCTGATGAAGCTATACCAGTAGGTAAGGTTAATTCTGGCTTTGTGTACAGCTCTCTTACTTGATCTTGGGTTAAAACTGTGTTAAAGATTTTTACATTGTTTATTGATCCATCAAAAAACTTTTCAGCAGTACCATTGTTATCTCTCGCACCTATAAATAGTTCATCTGATGATGTCCAATCAGCCATAGTAATACTGCCTAAACCACCATTTGTAACGCTTACGATAGAACCATTAACATATATTTTTAATTGATCATCACTATCATCTGCTACATATGTAATATGAGTCCAAGATGTAACACCATTTGCAAATACTGCACTTGATGTTTTGGCTTCTGCTGTATCATTATCACTCCTGTAAAAGAAACTAACTTTCCCATCAGTATGTAGATTAGATTGAATCCAATCTTGAGAAGTTGAATTTCTTGTACCAAAAAAAGATGATTCTGCTGAAGGCTGACCATCATCTGGTTTTACCCACATAGATACACTAAAAGAATCTCTAAAAGTAGATTGAAAAGCATTACCAGTATCTATATAATCATTTGTACCATCAAAGCTAACTGCATTCCCACCATAGACTTCTCCATAGTTTAATGGATCAGCTACACCACTTGGTGAGGATGTGTATCCTGTGTTAATAGTAGCCCCATTATTTGTACCATCATTAGAGCCATGAGAATCTTCTACATTTGTACCAAGATCATACCAGCTTACAAGGTTAGTTTTTAATTCACTTGTTAATGTGCTATACGAAGAGAACATAATATCTTGTATCTGGCTTTGGGTTTTTGCATCCGAATAAATAGCTACATTTGCTATAGAGCCATCTAAAAGAGAACCAGTATCTGTATTATCTGATCCTCTTCTTGCTCCTAATAAAACATCAAAAGAATTACTACCACTTCCAGAAGTTCCTAAACCATCAGATGATCCATCAACATATATTTTAAATTTTTGTGTGCCACTATCATCAAAATTAACAACTGCCACATGATGCCAGTTTCCATCCGAATAAGCACTTGTGCTAACTACTGTTCCACCTATAAATACTCCTATTGTATCATTTGATGCTTTAAAAATTTGATATTGTCTATTCCCTGTAGTAGAACCTCCTTTACTAATTATAGTTCCTTCTACCCCAGATGCAATTTTAAACCATAAACTAATAGTAAAGTCATCAGCATCAGCATCAAAATTAAGATTACTGGCTTGTCCTAAATTTATAAAATCATCACTCCCATCAAACGAAGTACTACCACTTGCTAATGCTACTGCACCTTTTGGTGTGGCTTTATCTTGGATTCTTGGTAAGAAAGGAGAACTGGCAGAATAGGCATCTGTTAAGAAGGTTGCACCATTGTTTGTACCATTATTTGTTCCTGTACTATCATTAGCATCTGCACTTAAATTATACCAGCTAACCAGATTGGTTAATTCAGTATTTTTTAAATCTGCATATTGTCCTTTCCAGTAGATAGATTCTATTTCACTTGCAGATAAAACTCTTTCCCAAAATCCTAAAGAACTAATAGACCCATTAATTGTTGCAAAATTATTCTTACCTATCCAGACCTCTTGATTGTAATATGTTATTGTAGCTGTATTAGTTGCAGATTTTTTTAGTGATCCATTTATATATAATTTTTGAGAGCCATTAGTATTACTTACTGCAATATGAGTCCAAACATTAACTGGTATTGATTCAGATGTTACTACTTCAAAATTTGATCCATTATTATTAAGCCTCATACTCAAGAAGCTATCAGTTGCTACTGATAACACACTTAAAGCGTAATAGGGACTTGCATGAGATGTAAAATCATATGAAAAAATTGGATTCCAACCATTATCTGATATTTTAACCCATGCTGAAATAGTAAAATTCTGTTTATTAAATTTTCCTGTTCCATCACTTGCTAACTGAATATAATCGCCAGTACCATCAAAAGAGGTAGCACCAGACAGTAGTAGTTCTGGATCGTTTCTTCTAGCATTAAAAAACAGCTTTAAATCATCCCATGTTAATCCAAGTACATCTTTCCACCTAGATACCAATGATCCAGATGTTCCCCATAGTTTACCAAGTCTAGTATTTAAGCTGTTACCACCTTCACCATAAGCATAATTACGCCATAAGGTATTTAATGAATTACCTTCAGCACCTTGCTGCTTTAAAAAATCTTTTAAATTATTATTGAGGCTTCCACCAGTATCATCATTATCGTAGTATTCTTTTGCTTTATTATTTATTGAATCTGCCATATTTCCTCAAAGATTAGTAAGGGGAGAGAACCGAAATCCTCTCCCCATGTTTCAGTTGTTACTTACTATGCAACTTGTGAAAGAACTTCAACACCCCATCCGTCGATGATCTCTGTAACTCCCCAGAAACCAGAACCGATGATGTTATCACGAAGATATGAACCTTCACGATATACTTCTGTTTTGATCATTTCACCAGCGTAACCCATGCCTAAAGCACCGGGAACGAACACACCACCCTTAACAGCACTACTTGCTACTGTAAACTCTGATGATGAATGTATGCCGATACCAGCGATCTGGCTAACAAAGCCATTTCTAGCACCTTCTTCCTGTACTCCAGAACCAGCAAACTGTGCTGCTGTTACTAGGTCATTATGTACACCATAAGTTCCCCAGATTTGTCTTGGATCAAGAACAGCATTTGGCTGACCAATGGCTGCATTTTGCTTTAGAGAAGATAATGCACCGAATAGATTATCAACTGTTAGAGCTGCATCAGCTGCTCCAACTGCATTTGAGAATCCATCAAAAAGAGCATTAAGTAATCCATCAGCTTTTGCTGCCATAGCATTACCAACCAAGCCACCAACATTAGATGCAATATCATCTGCATTAGATAATTTTGCTTCATCATATATTGGAATCATTACAGAATACATATCAAGAGTCGCTGTCTTTTTATCTGTGTTTAAACTCGTTGAAGGTGTTACTGTATTTTCAGCAGTAGCTGCAACATCAGCACTTGTTAGTGTATTAGTACCACTATTGTATGCTATAAATGTTACTTGATCTGCCTTATCATGTCCTTTAAGAGTAACTAAAGGTGTTGTTACGTTTGCTTCGCTAAATTTGACGATTGCTTCAGCTTCGATCTGTTCGATCAAGCCACCAGCGAAAAGTCCTGAATCTCCAGCTGCCATTATGTTTTGTCCTTTTGTCCAAATATAGCATCCCAACGATCTTGAGATATATGGCTAAAAGTACTGATTAAATCTTTACATTGAGGCACTTTCTCCTGTCCAACACAAATCCGAAATCCATCTTCATAAGGTATCTTTTCACCCTTACTTACATAGATATGTTCACCATCTTTAGATATTGCAGATGATACACCACCAGTATTCATACCAGTAGTTGGATTATTGTTAATTGAATTTAGATGTAAACGCTTCTTTGATCTTCGCATAACTTGATTTATCCAGCTT